ATGCTAACTGACATGCAGATCAAGAAGGCAAAGGCTTCGGAAAAGCCGAAGAAGCTGGCTGATAGTGGCGGCCTTTATATCCTACTTGCCCCAAGCGGATCGAAGCTCTGGCGACTAAAGTACCGGTACAACGGCTCCGAAAAACTTCTGTCAATCGGCCCCTACCCTGAAATCTCCCTGCTGGAGGCAAGGAGTCAGCGTGATTCGGCGAAAGCACTTCTTCGCGCCGGGAAAGATCCAGGGACAGTCAAAAAACTGCAAAAGCTCAGTGCTGTCCAGAATGTCGAAAATACCTTCGAAGCTGTCGCGCGCGAATGGTTCAAGCTCAACAAGGAAACTTGGGTACCGCGACACGCGAATGACGTGATCGGTAGCCTAGAGAAGATGGTTTTTCCGCACATTGGAAATGTGCCCGTCCGGGAGATCAATGTTCCTAGCCTGGTCGGAGTGCTGAGGTTGGTCGAGGCCCGGCCAGCAATTGAGACGGCCCGTCGGCTCCGACAACGAATAAGCGCTGTCTTTCAATTCGCAATTTCGTCTGGATTAGCCGAATTCGACCCGGCTACCCAGGTCATCGGCGCACTCGCTCCGTTGAAGAAGGGGCGTCAACCCGCAATAACGAGCCTCGAAGAGGCACGGGAAATGCTTCGACGGGTGGAGCAAGAGAAAGCCCATCCAGTCACAAAATTGGCGCATCGTCTCCTGGCCATGACATTTGTCCGACCCGGTGCCGTCCAGACTACACCATGGTCGGAACTCAATGGTATCTATGACGATCTCTGGGTCATCCCCGCTGCTAGGATGAAGATGCGCCTGCGTCACAAGGACGATGAAGCAAGGGATCATCTTGTTCCGCTGCCAAGGCAAGCCACCGAAGTCATCGCCGCATTGCGCGCCCTCACAGGCCGAGGACCGTGGGTATTTCCGAATACCCGACACTCCCACAAGCCTATGAGCGAGAATGCGATCGGGTATCTCCTCAATCGCGCCGGCTATCACGGACGTCATGTCCCGCACGGTTGGCGGTCCACCTTCTCATCGGTGATGAATGAGCGTTTCCCGGCCGACAATCGAGTAATCGACCTGATGCTTTCCCACGTTCCCAAAGATAAGGTCGAAGGCGCCTATAACCGAGCTCAGCATATCGAGAGGCGCAAGGCATTGGCGCAGATCTGGGCGGACCTGATTCTGGAAGATGCTATCCCGACAGAGGAAATTCTTGCGGGGCCACGGAGATAAGATTTAGACGGCCGGTCTCGTGTTGCAATCCTGCCATTGACGCAAATCAACTCGTATGCGTTTGTTGCCGGATCGGCCAGCTTGGAGGGGAAAATGGGTTTCAGGGACAAACCAACGGTAACTGTTGGGATAGAAGAAAAAGATGGGGGGTGGCGGGTCGTCACCACGAACGCCGACGGCAAGGCTCGTCAGGAAAGGGATTTTCACAGCAAGGCTGAGGCCCATGCCTATTGGCTTGCTGAAGTCGGTCGGACGAAAAATCAGTAGGTCCCTCGCGATATGAAAAAACTCATTATCGCCGGAGCCGTTGCTTTGCTCCCTTCGCAGGGCTTCTGTGATTTCCTGACGGGAAACGACATCTACGAGCAGTGCCGTACCGACGATCGTCGCGGCTCCGTATTGAGCTAGGTGATGGGTGTCGTAGACACGTATCAACTGCTTACTGAGAAAGACAACGCTACGCGGTTCTACTGTATACCATCAGGGGTGACTGCCGGACAGTTGGCCGACGTGTATTGTAAGTATCTGAAGACGTTTCCAGAGTACAGAAATGACGGCGCCGCCGGCCTCATGGCTGTGTCGTTTAGCAAAACTTGGAAGTGCAAGTGACGACGATGCCATGCGATGCGGATCTTAGAGCCCGCACGGGACATTGTCTCCGTTAACGACGGCACCTAAAAAGCCCCGGCATCCGCCCCCGGGCTGGATGCCCTAGTTCTTCCATAAGAAAAGGCTCGCCACTAAGCACAGGGACGAGCCTTTCGAGTCATGCATGTAGATGTTGCCTGCTGTCACGATAACCTGTCCGCGACAATCTGACTGTAGCTGCCATTACTTAAGTAATTACTAAAATTTAGAACGGAACTTTCTGCCGCCGCGCAGGTTTTACTGTTGCAGCGCTGCGTACACACGCTGTGGGACCAAGCATCGCAGGTCCACATCAGGCCCGGCGTAGGATGCCCTCCCTCGCCTGGCTTCGCTTTTCTGGACGGAACTTCCGCTTCGGCTGTATGTTTGCTGGTAGCAATGATGTCACAACCGTTGCAAAGCTGGAATCCAGTCCCAACAGAGTCCAGCGCTGGAGGCTCGAGCATTAGCGTCGGGCCTTTTTTGCCAGCGCCATAAGAAAAGGCTCGCCACTAGGAACAGGAGACGAGCCTTTCGAGTCAAGTCGGCGTTGCGTTGTCACGATAACCTCCGTGACCACGTGAATGTAACCGCCAAATACTTAAGCAATCACTAAAACGTCAGCGGTGGCCATTCGGAACCTTTTACCTCGCCGTCTGTTTACCTAGCTGCAGCGCCCCCACACACACGCTGCTGGGACCAAGCATTGCCCATTTGCCAAGGTCCGCAAAAGGCCCGGCTGGTACCCTCCCCGCCGGGCCTTTCTTTGGAACCTTCCGCATCGGTATCAGTTACGATCCGCAATGTTCTATGACAGCCACATTGCAAAGCTGGCCTCTAACCCTCATGGGGCCAGGGGGCCGGTTACTCCCAGTTTTCCGGGCCTTTTTAATCCGCCCCACGTCGTTCGCTACGCAATACTGCGGCTGAGCAGCCGGCCGCCGGAATCGCGCAATCGACACCACACACTACTTCTGGCAGCATCCGAGGATCGAACCGGTGAGGCGATTGGCATGGACACTCTGTGGTCGTTGTTTGCTGTCTATTGGGGTGATCTTGTAGTCTACGTAAAAGCACTTCTCTCGCTTGGTGCTCTCGGGCTCCTTTGGGAAGGGTTCAACTGGTTGAGAGAGCGAAGGAAGGAAGCCAGAGAGGCGGCGGAGGCGGCCGAACAAGCTCGGATCGATGCATATAACGATGGATATCGGTCCATCAATGACAAATACTTCAGTCTTCTAACCACGTTGCTTCAGTATCCAGAGCTTGGAGTCATGCCGTGGATGGACACTCCCGACAAAATGTCATCGGCAGACCGTGCACGCAGGATGCTTTTCTACGACATGCTTACGTCAATCTTTGAAAATGCGTGGGTGAATCGAGCGCGGACGACGGAGATCGCCGATTTCCAATGGCCCGGCTGGGAGCGATTTATCATCGCGATGCTCCGGTGGCCAAGCTACAGAGAGTACATTGAAACAGACCCGACATCCGAAGAGTTCGGCGGGTACGATCGGCGTTTCGAAAACTACCTCGACGAGCTGATGGCGAAATATCAGGTGGTCCCGGTTAAGACGGCACCTGAGATCCGGTAAACAAAAAAAACCGGCGGCATTCGCGCCGACGGCCCAGTCTCCTCTGTGGTGCGCCCTTCGTGGTGGCTCGGGCGTTGCCGATTGGTGAGACCGGCGAAGAAAAGAGGCCAGCGTTTTCGCTAGCCGGCGCGCAACATCGCGCCTCAAGGTGTACCGGGCGGAGGCGTCATGTGCCACCTGCCGCCCGGCCGGCCCGACGTGTTCAAGCGCCAAGCCGCCCCGGCCGGGGTAAGAAACTCAACTAATCTGATGCTCGAGCACTCGGAGCGCGTCGCAATCTGCGCCGACGATTTGGATTAAATACTCGTCCAAGCATCCGACGATCTGGATCCGGCCGACTACATACGCGGCCTCGTCCGTGCATTTGAGGGTGACCGGCTGGCCGATCTGGTAAGTCATTTCATAATCAGGATTCACGAACCGTCGTCTTCTCGGAAGGAGGCCGCGCGGCAAAGCGGTTCTGTCGGAATGTTTGATGGGTGCGTGAGTGGTCATTGTGGTGGCTCCTCGTTGCGTTGGCATTACCAATTGTGTATGTCAGTAGAAAACACCAACACCAAGACAATGTCAATAAAAAATAATGACATTGTCGTTTTTTTATGAGGTTGCCAGCTATGACTCCCGCACAATGCCGAGCCGCTAGGGCCATGGTAGAGATGACGCAGCCGTCTCTCGCTGCCGCAGCAGGGGTTTCACCATCCACTTTACGGGATTTTGAATCGGGCAAGCGCATGCCGATCGCAAACAACCTTGCCGCAATCCAATCCGCCCTCGAATCGGCCGGCGTCGTCTTCATCGAGGAGGACCGCGGCGAAGGTGTCATAAAGCTACGCGACCGCCCAGAAAGCGGCACCGGCACCATCGGCGGATAGGATGGCCCATTGGCAAACAAAATCATCGATGACGTGGTGTATTTCCTTGAGCGAGATAGCGACGGAAAATACGAGATCCAAGCCGAGCACTTGCTGTCCGATCTGAGCAACACTGTTCCGAGTGTTGGGGACCGGATCACTCTCACCATCAACGGCGACGGCGCCACCTCGACTATGGAGGTAGTTGGCCGCCACCTCATTAGTCATCTAGACCGAGCGTCAGATTGTGAATGGACGGCCTGGTTCCTCATCGTGCAAGGGCTCGATCCACGGGAAGCGGACGACTTATTCGAGCTAGTCTCGGAACACTTCAGCCAATACATTCAAGGTTGACCGCCCTCACCGGCTGCCTAAATTTCCCTTGCGGCTCACCAATCCGCACCCGCGGTCTTCGGACAACGGACACCACCACCAAGAGGAGACCTCGCTCAGCTCTCGGCATTCGTGCCGGCGGCAAAGGTTTACTCTTTCCGGAGGTCAAGGTCATGCCATTGAAATTGGTCAGGCGTCGCGAGTCCCCCAATTGGATCCTGCAAGGAAGCGTGCGTGGCCTAAAAGTCAGGGAAAGCACCAAAACCTCGGACCGTGACGCTGCTGAGATGATACGCATTGTCAGAGAGCAGCGGCTGCTTCAGGAAAGCATTTTTGGCAAGAAAGTCAGCGTGACGTTTCAAGAGGCCGCTGACGCCTATCTGCACAGCGGCGGCTCCCCACGATATCTCTCGACGCTGACGGAAGCCTTTGGATCGAAGCTGCTGCGCGAGATAAACCAGCGCGACATCGATGCGCTCGCGTTCAAGCTCTACGAGGGCGCGCTGCCCGAGACCAGAAATCGACAGTGCTACACCCCGTTTATTGCTGTGTGGAACAACGCAATTAAGAACGACTGGGCGGATCTGCGGAAGTGGCAACGGCCGCGCAAGCCAAAAGGAACGGCAAGGCGCCGGACCAGTTCGAGGAGCGGTAATCGGCCAGTTGAATATGATCGTGCGGCAGTCTTCGTCAGCAATATGTCGCCCGCACCAGCCATGGTAATGACTGCGCTGTTTTACACAGGGATGCGCCCAATCGAACTCTTCACGCTCGAGGCGGCGGACGTGAATGTCGACAAGCGGTGGATCGTGGTCTGCAGTTCAAAGACTGGCGAGGCGAGAGGAGTGCCAATGCATGAGTTCCTGGTGCCGCTATTTGCGTCGTTGAAAGCGCGCAGGGACAAGTACCGCCAGCTGTTTCGCACTTACAGAGGCCGCCCATACACCCTGTTCGAAGGCAGGGGCGGCCAGTTGAAAGGGTCGATTAGCGGCGCACGCGAGCGCCTTGCCAGGGCCATGGATCCCATCAACGACATTAGCCCCTACACAGCCAGGCACAGTGTCTCGACACAGCTAGTTGTCAACGGCGTCCACCAGCACATCAAAGACCAGATATTGGGCCACGCTGCCGACGATATGAGCCGTCTCTACACCAACGTGCCGCGCGAGTCCTTGCTACAGACGATCAACACCCTGCCCGTACCGGATCTCTGGCGTAGTCTGGATTGGTGGAAGGACCCACTTCTGGCGAGCCGCACCCACGTTAAATGGGGTGGCTCATGACCGACCCTCCCCGCCTCATCGGACGCAAAGAAGCCGCCGCCTACTGCGGGGTCTGGCCAACTTGTTTTTCTATGTGGGTATCATCCGGCAAGATGCCGCCCGCAATCCCAGGCACCCGCAAATGGGATCGGAAGGCGATCGACCTAAAGCTCGATGATCTGAGCGGTTTAGCAGCTTCTGCGGAAGCGCCGTCGGAGGACGATGAGCACCCATTGAGCAATTACGATCAATGGAAAATCAAGAAGCAGAAGCGGCGTGAGAAATACCGGCCGCAGCTCGGCTTAGACAGGAAGCTCGAGCGCGTACTCATGTTCATGGCCAATCATCCGGAATGCGAGACCTTGGATGAGATCCCATTGGCCGGCCCGAGCCATATTCAATGGTTGATTGACAAGGGCGCTATTCGCTTTGCAGGCTACCGCGATGGGGTTGAGACATACGCGCTGACAGACGAAGGCAAGGCGGAGGTGCAGCGCATCGTGAAGTGGTGGCAGCACGCTCCGTGAGCAATACTTGACGCCTGCCTACAAAGGTCTACACTCAATTTACCGTGTCTCCATCGGCCCGACCACGCATGTACTGGCGGTTGTTGTTGAGACAGGTTGAGGAAGGTCGACGCTGGGGAGGCGCCGGCCTTTTTTGTTTGTGCTGGTGCGCTCGCATAGTTGCTGCAGTGGAAAAGTCCGCGCAACCTTAAATGACCCCTTCCCCGCAAATTAACGGCATGCATAGGTAGCCGCGGGTTAAGACTATTTTCCGAGGGGTTTTCATGAAATTGCGATACGTCGTGCTGGCAAGCCTGCTGGCCGCTACTTCCTGTGCGAAGCGTCCTGACGCGATCGTGCCGGTTGACATTCCAATGGCAGCATACACTGGGTCGAGCTGTCCGGTGCTCGCAGCTGAACTGGTGAAAGAACAGGAAAACCTCGCTACTGTCTCCAAGGCCCAGAACGACGCCGCAACAGGCGATGCCGTCGGCGTGTTCCTAATTGGCGTCCCGACATCAAGCACGTTCGGTGGCGACAAGGAAGGCCAAGTCGCTGTCGCCAAGGGCAAGGTGCAGGCGATTCAGAACGCAATGCGCAGCAAGAACTGTTCGAGCCGTTAGTATCGGGGACAACCAGAGGTCGACACTGGTAGGTGCCGGCCTCTAATTCTTGCGATTGATCTTCGGGGGAATGCTCATCTGCTCCTGAGTGGTCGGATGCAGCGTCAGATCGACCCTATGCGGGGGTAGTACCTGGACAGTTCGGAAGGCGTTAGCCTTGGATCGCTTGTTGAGCTTATTTCTGGTTTCAGGTCTTTTGTCTATTGATGCGATTGGACCCGGGTTCGCCATTGTTCTTCTCCTTGTTGTTGGCAGTGTCATGGAACTAATCGCGGTTACCGCTATTAGTTCCTAACAGCCACGAGGCTTACAGCGGATGGACTGGTCGCCGGGGTATCAATGTTACTGGAAGATTTGTATCGCCTGATGAAGACAGGGCATGTGCAGGCTCAAGGCGTGGTCGATACCATGACTCAGCCGGTTGTCGTCCTGGACCAGCATTACTGTGTAACTACGGCCAACAATGCCTTCATAAAGGCGTTCCAAGTCGAACGTGAGAATGTTCTTTCGCAAAACTTCTTCGGCCTCGGAGATGGGCAATGGAACATTCCTGATCTGCGACAGCTCCTATCTTTCGTAATCCCGCGATCGGCCGCCGTAATTGGCTTCGAAGTAACGCACACTTTTCCGACGCTGGGCCAGCGTACCTTTCTCGTCGACGCTCGACGCCTCGTTCATCCGGACGACAACAGTCCCAACCTTATGGTCATCTTCGAAGATGTCACGGAGCGTCGGCGCCATGACGCGGAAATGGACTTCATTATCGCGGAGATGCGTCATCGTATGAAGAACCAATCGGCCGTCGCCTTGACTGTCGTAAAGAACATCAGGGCCGACGATCCGGCTGCGGCGCGCTTGAAGGAATCGGTCCTTGAAAGACTGGGCATGACCTTTTTGAGCCAGGAAATTGCCGCACGTGGCGTGATGACTGAGTACGAAACGCTGTTGAGAGAATCAGTCGGCCCGACGGTCGCGTCAAGGCTCGAATGCTCTGGCCCGCCCGTTGAGCTGCAATCTGCGAAGGTTGTTCCAGCAAGCATGATACTTCATGAACTCGCTACCAATGCTATGAAACATGGGTCCGTTTCTGTTCCTGATGGTAAGGTCCGGGTAACGTGGGAGCTGGAAGCCGGCAAGCGGGGACGAAATTTCCTCCTGTGCCACTGGCGGGAAGAAGCAGGTCCGCGTGTCTCTCGGCCGGAGCGAAAGGGCTATGGAACCGACCTGATCGAAGGTCTCGCCGCCCATATTGGCGGGAGTGCGGAACTTACCTATCCGCCTGACGGCTTTAAGGCCACCATCAAGATTCCACTGTGAGGTAACGTGAGCAGCCTGGGCGACGAGAAAGACGCAGACAGGATTAAAATCCTCGTTGTCGAAGACGAGTTTTTCATCGCTGACGACCTTCAACAAATATTGACCTCGGCAGGGTTCCTGGTACTAGGCCCGGCCGCCACCAACGAGCACACGCTCGATTTGATAGAGGAGGATCGGCCAGATGTCGCAGTCCTCGACGTCAATCTTCATGGAACGATTGTGACGCCGGTAGCGCTGGAGCTTCAACGATTGGAAATCCCGTTCGTCCTTGCCTCTGCGCATACCGCCGATGATTTGAGATATAACCCGGTGCTCTCCGACGCCATCAACCTGGGGAAGCCGACGGAGCCGAGCTTCCTTCTCGAAGCCGTTCGCAAAATGCTCAAGTAGCATACACGAAGGGCGGAACCCGTGCTTCTTCCGGCGATTGTCTGAACGGCTCCCCTTGATCCTTGCTAGCTTGTTTGATCGATCGTAGATCGGCATTGTCCTGACTTTCTCGCAGCCCCTATACGAGGCGTGCGGGCGTCGGCACGTCTGGTGGAGACAAGGATGGCCAAGTGGCGTTTCGAAGGCCGCGAGCCCACTTCGAGTATTGCGTGGTTGTTTGCCTTGAACTGAGGACAGGCGTACGATGATCGGGTTACCCGTGGGAGCGTATACCCGCTGATAACTCGGTAGGTGGCCCTGAGGATCGACCAGCCCCATATAGCACGCCCCAGGGCCTCCGCTGACCATACAACTTGACGGTAGGGCCGGCCCGCGTCTCGAATACTGCCCGAACTCGAATACAGTTCCGCATCCGGCCGCATGAGCTGCTTTCACCTCGGCACATCCCCAACTTGATTATCCCGCAATTTGTTGCGTCCTGCGGTGCATTTTTAGGGCTGCCCTGGAACAGTCGGCCTATTTCGTTGTTCAGGGAAGCCGAACCCACTTCCACTGCACTCCTGTAGCGGGCTCGACGCCGGGAGCAACACCCCGCTCCCGGCTCCCCTTCTCTGTTCGTACGTTCGTTACATAGAAGATACAGTCGCTCGTCACTATGTCTTTGAAAGCGCCGGACCACCCCAAAACGACGGCGCGAGGCCGGCTCATGAAGGGCAGTGCTGCATTGAGTGGGTCGGCCGCCTGCTCGTCCTGTACGGTAGCGAACAGTCTGGGAACCAGTTCAAATGCCCTCTTTCTGCTTCCCCGCGCTCGACCTACCATCGTCGTCTTACCAAGCTCCTTCGTAAGAAGGCTACCTTTAGCCGGGAACATTGGTAAGCTGAGCCAGTTAGCCAAGATAGCAATGACGAGCGGCCTATGCCTTATGAAGATGGGATGCAACTGATCTTCGACTTGGTCGATCGCACCTTGATTGTGAGCTTCCGTGGAACGATTCAAATGCTCGGCCCGTTCGACAGTCAACGATTAGCCGTACTTGCCGGGGAGCAATATTGCCGTGATCGCGGATGGGTTGATTACCCGTCCGAGGGGGCAGCAGTTCTGCCGCTACAATAGGGATGTGAACGATCCAGTAGTCGCTTGAAACCCCTCAGTAATTATCATCCCTGCCTGCGCAGGGCTTTTTTCGCAGTGTATGTTGGAACAAGAGGGCGGGATGCTTTGTTCGAGCTTTACTGTCCGATCCTGTCGGACGCCGGGAGGCTTCGAGCAATGTTGCAAGAACCCGTCGAAGCTTCCCGGTCTTACCCACAGGGGTTGTCGCCCGAGCCTTCCTTCCACCCGATCATTCTCTGCTAGGAACAATTGCGGGGCCTGCTTGTTGCAGCAGTGGAAAGTGCAGGACCGTCATCCTGTTCCTTCTGTTCCGAGTCCCCACCTCGCCCCGCTTGATCCGTGTCAGGCGGGGCTTCTTTATGAGAAAGCGCTTTTTGTGCGATGGATGATGGGAACAAACGCCCAGGCGGTTTGTTGGACGCTCGGAAAAGGAGATGACAGTCCTCTTTTTCCGCTTTCCTAGTCCCAGAGCCCCGCCTGTTCTCCTGTTCAGGTGGGGCTTTTTCTTACCTGCCGCGCAAAAAATACGACATTTTACGGATATCTTTTCGGCACCTCGGCAGGCATCGTGGCTGGGCGTTGAGCACGGGTTTGGTTAACCGCGACGCAGGGTCGTAAGATCCTTGGCCAAGGGCTGCGTGGAATCAGTCCTTGGCCTCGAGTTTATTTGTTTGCAGAAATGGGTTCACTATCTAAAGAGCTAATGGACACCAGAGACATCAGAGCGGCGATTATCGATGCTGCCAACAGCAAGGCGGCACCAGGCACCCCCATCGACCTCTTGGATATCGGGCCTCGCCTTGTGATCGAGATGAATTTTACGCAGGACGAGGTTGTCAATGCCCTCTATGCGATGCAATCTGAAGGCGATATCGAGATGCTTAGCGGGAACCGTATCAGGGTGCTGTAATTACAGCCTGTGGCTGCCCAAGCGAATCAATTTGCTGGAGGGGATTCAGTGGCTGAAAACGGAGGTTCGGGACGGGAAAGAGCCGAGCGTCGGGAAGAAATAAAGCTTCGGCTTGAATATCTTAAAACAGCGATTTCGCTCTTGGCTACCTGTAGCATTCTATTTGCCGCGCTGCAGTGGTTCGAAGCGAACAGGCTAGCCGACCACACCGTCTATCAAAAGATGACGTCCGATTGGCAAGCGCAACTGCAAACTTTCGTCGCCAAGCCCGACCTCCGGCCGTACTTCTTCGAGGGGAAGACGATGAAAGACGACGATCCCAACAGGAACCTGATCTTGGCTGTGGCGGAGAGCAGGCTGGACGTTATGGATGCTATCCTCTCGTTTGCGGCGAGGCGTTGGAGCCACAAAACATACGAGGGATGGAGAAACACATTTATGGTGGCGTTTGGATCGAGCCCCGTACTTTGTGACCTCATGAAACAGGGGGTGGATGAGTATGGGCTTATAGTCCCCATCGCCAAGGCAGGATGCAACCCGACACGGTAGAATAAAAAAGGCCGCCTCCCCGGCTAAGGAGAGGCGGCTTGGTTACGAGCGCGTAGTGCGGCGCGGCTGGTTCTAGCTGCCCTTTTCTTTCGACCCAAACAGATAGCCTAGAGCCAGGCCGACCGGCCCCAGCATCGTTGTAAGGATCTTGAAGAAAAGCTCGAACTGAGTGGCGAAATCAAATCTGAAGAACGCGATCATCACGAGTGCAAACGACGCGACGATTGCCACGGTCGCAACGTTTCCTGCCTTTTCCGGCCCCGTCCCGACAATAAGTCCAATCAGGCCGCGTTGCATCCTGTGTGTGCGGGCGGCATGATTGTTCTTCATCTCCTCGAGAGCAAGCTCGTCTGGCGGCCGTACCGTTGGTTCGGCCCTCCGAGCATCTTCTATCGATACGAGAGTAGTCTCAACGGGAGGCAGATCTAACAAAATAATCTCGTATCAGTGCATTGGGTATTGTTGATAGACCCTGTCGCCTTGCCACGTCCCATGGTGAGCCAACCTCATGGGTCATGGCCGAGAGATTGACTGCCGGAATCCCGATATACTTTTCCCAGGCAATATCCAGAGACTCGTAAAGCGCCTTTTTCATCGGGTTGACCACAAACGGCTTATCCTCGAACGGGTTCTTGACGTATGAACTTACGGGCCCGCTGCCAAAGTGCTTAAGGTCATGGTAGAGATCAGGAACTACGGGCCCGAACTGCCAAACATCGAAATTGTGCTCGATCGCTGGGTGCCCGGTGGTGGCGAGGTGCCACCCATGGGTGTAGAAGAGAAGCTTCTGCGCCTTCATGGGCGATACGTCTGTCCGCCCTTCTTTGAAGGCGCGTTGCAGCAGAGTATTTAACACGTGACGTGTATTGTACATCGCATCCGCCTCCGTGATTCTGGTTGCATTTTGTCACGTATATATGTGGGAATCATTACCTATACAACGAGTGGTGACAAAATGATTTTGTGTCACTACCCCCGCGTCGTCGTCCGCCTACCCTGCGCCTCGACGATGCGATCGACGCGAAGCGTCATGTTGTCGACCGCAGCCTTCACGCCGCTGATCGCCTCCATGATCTGATCCGTGGTCTCGCGCAGGCCGGCTTTCGAAACGTAATGCTCAGCCACATGGATACGTTGGCTGGCAAGCTCGTCCAGTGCCTTGTCGGCCTTTGCCTCGGCGGCAGCAATGCGGCTGGCCGCTGCTTCTTCACCCTTGCTTACTCGGCCATCGATCTTCCACCATATGCCCCACCCCGCACCCGCAAGAGTGAGGAAAAATAGGACAACCTTCATGATCTCTTCCGGCGTCATTGCATGGCCTCACCGGTTGTGTTGCCCTGCGAATCGTCATCCGGAGGAGTTGCATGTTCGAAGACGCAGAAATCAGCATCCCCTGCCCTGGCTGCGGTCACAAGACGAAGAAGAGTATCGCTTGGATACAGAACAACACATACTTCAGTTGCGAGGGTTGTGGTCGTACCGTAGCATTTCAGGCTGACGAGCTCCTGGCCGGCATCGAGAATGTAGATAAGACGCTCGCAGACTTCCGGAAAAAGCTCGGCCGCATCGGAAAGCGTCGATAGTGCAGCGTCCAATTTGGAGGCATCGCACACCAATTTAACTTGCGTCACTTCGTCACCGCCCTGCCGGAAAGCCTGCCGTCGCGGTCGGCATAGAAGTCGCGTAGCGCCAGGTGGCGTCGAACGCACGTCAGCAGCCGCTGGCGGTCTGTGATCCAAAGGTGTTCCAATTCCGCCTGCGTCAGTTCCTTGTCGCCAATATCGACCGGCCCGACGCACTTCTGCACGAGCACACTGTCTGGAGCGGCTAGCCGAGGTGGCGCCGGCGGGACGATGAGATTAGCGGATCTTGTTGATACGGCGCACGCCGGGAGCACTGAGAGCAGTGCGGCCAGCATCAGGATCTTGCTTAGCTGCACGCTGCAACTCCTCGATCTTTTGTTCTAGGGATTGGTTCTCTGCCTCGATCTCGGCAATGCGGATGCCCTCGCGGGCTTTCGCTGCTTCGTTGGCAGCGTACTGGCGGCTTTCTTCCTTGTCGCGGGCATCTACTGCCGCGGCCTTGAGCTCGGCGACCTCCGCCCTGCCCTTTTCGGCCGCAGCCTCATAGCCGCGATTGTATATGGCGTTGACGGCAAGCAGGACGAGGCCGACCGCAACGAGGGCGCCGATGGCGTAGGCGGCCCATTTGCTGGTTAGGGCGGCGATCATTGCGTCACCTGCTCGGCAGTCTGTGCTGCAACCAACTGCTTGGCGTAGAATTCAGCGCTCGCCACCCAAAACTTGACCACAGCACCAAAGGAACTGAGGAAGCTCATGACGGCGATCGTCTGATCCTTCGTGAGGAATGCGGACCAGTCCAGCAGCTGCAGGCCACCAACGAGCGATGACAGAACAGCCAGCGCGATGAAGGTGTAGTTCGTGATTTTGGTGGAGTTCATGCGACCCCCTTCAGGCACAAAGCCAGTTCAGCGCTCCGCCTGTTGACGAGCCCCTGCACTACCCTGCCGCCCGCCTTATTGAAGGCAGTCATGGCATGGCAGCTTTCCTTGATCCGGCCCTCTCGAGCTAGCCGAGCGAACGTCGACTTGCAGGCAGCGCCTACGCCGACGTTGTAGGTCACGGAGATGGCTGCAGCCTGCCACTCAACCGGCTTGCGGTCGAAGTCGGCGATGCACTCGGTCAGCGGTAGGTAATAGTCGCCCATGACGCGCGTCAGGAGCTTCTCGTCGCATTCCGCCTTGGTAAACTTCATCCCCTTGCGGATGTTCTGCGTCTCGCCGTAGCATGCCGTCCACACGCCGACGATATCCGGATAGGCGGTCAGCGACAGCCCTTCCCACGGCTTGATCAGCGTGCCGATCGAAAGCGCGACGGCCGCAACTGCTGCGACCGCCTTCTTATTCAGTTTTGGCATTGGCTTCTCCGTCGGTCGGTTTCGGGTCCGGTTGCGCCAGCATCCGGGCGATGTACGCGCCGCCAAGCAGTGCCAAGGTTAGCCACCACGGCAGGAAGTCGGACACGGCCGGAACGAGATTGAGAATGATGTCGGCCAGTGCCGCGAGCTCGATAAGCCGCAGCGACCAGGCGCGCGAAAGCACCCGGCGCCAGTCGGGGATGAACATTTTCAAAGCTCCAGATTGTGCAGAGTTAGATAGTGAACTATGTTCGCCGCATGATCACGACATTCAGACAGCTACTGACAGCGATCCACGAGAACAACGGCTTCAACAATTGGGCCGATGAAGGCGGATTTGATGAGGGTGTGGCTGAACTGGCCGAGGGCGCCGAACGGGCTGGCCTGATCACGATCAGGCGCGGATGGGGCGGAGGTAGATCCTACGCCCTGACCAACTCAGGGCGTCACTACCTCGGCCTACCCGAGCAGTTTTCCTTTATCGATCGTCTTCTTTCCTGGCTCACGCCGAAACGTTCAGCGGGCCCGTCGCACCACTAGTTGCATCAAAGAGGCACGCCGAAGCGAGCCTGTAGTGACGCAATAGAAACAGCCGAAACTCTTTGTTACTGACGCCACCTGACGCGCCACGCGCGAACTATTCCTCAGCGCGTGTTTAACATGTAGGAGGCAAACAGGCCAAAGAGGGGAAGCTGATGAAGGAACGCGTGGAGTTCGCAAACACCTTACGGGGAGCTGCGGCTATCATGGTCCTGCTAGAGCACTATCACAGTTTCTTCCCTGGAGACCGAACAGTCATATCATCGCTGATCAACGCGCCCGTCATGCCCGAAGGCGTGCAGCTCGAACCCGACTACCTCTTCTGGCTTTACTCGATCCCGCATCTCATCTGGTCGTCGCTCGGGGTCTCGCTGTTTTTCATAATCAGCGGGTTCGTGATCCCCTACTCCATCAAGAGCGGATCCAGAGCAGCGTTTCTGTTTGGCCGTTTCTTTCGGATCTACCCGCTCTACGCGGCCGGGTTTTTGTTCACACTCGCGAGCATCTATCTCACAGGTAGCTACTTCGATAACCCATGGCCATTCACTCCTGATCAGATACTGCCGCATTTTCTTCCTGGGATGAGAGAGCTCACAAGGTCGACCGCATCAATTGACGGGATCATTTGGACACTGGAGATTGAGGTAAAATTCTACCTGATCTGCGCGTTCATCGCTCCGTGGATACGCCGTGCTTCTCGCAAGGTTTTCCTCGTACCCGTAGCTATCATCGCGGTTGATCGTCTTCTGAGTGTATCGGTCCAAGGGTATGCAGGAACCATTACTGCGGCGGGGGCGCCGTTCTTGGCTTTCATGTTTATCGGAGTTGCTTTTCACTTTATGTACAACGGCGCTCTTCGTATAGGCCTAGGGTTCGCAATGATATCGACGCTAATACCTTGCATTCGTTCTATCGATCGTCTCTGGGCCTAACCAGGCTTTCCAACCGATTATTTGGAGCTACGCTTTCGCTATTCTCCTATTCGGCTTTGCATCCCGTTTTCCTAAGCTATTTGGTAGAACTACCATCGGCAGTTTCTTCGCGGATATCAGCTATCCACTCTATGTCATCCACGGTGTTTCCGGGTACGCAATGATGCGTGTGTTGGTCGAGAAGGGGGTTCCGGGGGCCGTCGCCATCCCTCTCGTCACGTTCGTGGTTTTCGCAGTGGCTCGCATCCTCAACAAGACAGTGGAAGCATGGGGGAAGAAGGAAGGAAAGCGGCTCTACGCTCTCCTTTTCCAACGCCCCCGGATGGCTTAGACCGTTACCGCCCCAACTATCTCAGGCTGTTGCCGGCCCGGTCGCATCTCCGATTGTTCCAGCACTGACGATATGGTCGCGCAGATAGTCGCTCGAGGCGACCAGCGAATAGTTGCCGGCTGTGTTGCTTGCGGTGAGGCAGCCATGGAAGAGATTCGCGCTGCTCGCCCCAAGGGTCACAATCCCGCGGTTGGCATTGCTTGAGAATTCGCCTTGAACATTCATTCTCTGACAGGCATTCGCGAAGATACCGTTGCGCTTAAAGCCGGTACCGTAGAGCCCCTTGGCTCGGAAGCCCTGAACGCTATCGATGTTGAATGCGTCAGCTAGAGTCGCGCTTGCCGCTAGCTGCGTTGAAGTGATGCTATCAAGGTCGAACATCGAACCACCAGAGGCAACAAGGCCGTGGTTCCCGCAGTTGACCAATGTCGACTTGTCGCCCTTCACGTTGGCGCAAGTGATGAACACCATGCCACGCCCGCCGGAGTGGTCGGGAATGAAGTTCGTGAACTCAACAAAGTTGCAGATCTCAAAGACCGCGCCGTCCTGCAAGGCTTGAATACCCGTAGCGGAGCTTCCGTTATGGGCGCAGTTTCGGAAGAAGATCCCCTCCGCGCCGTTGAAGTAGAACGCCGGGTAGTTGTAGTCGACGCCCGATTTTCCGACCCGGTCAACCACAACCTGATCAATGTGGTACGATGCCCAACAATCCCAGGTAGCTATCCCGTAGCCGCGATGCCCTGCCATTGTGATGTCGTGGATTTTGACAAAAATGGCGACGTTCGTGCTGTTATCGTCTTGAATGCCGTTGAAACAGTCTTGTAGGTAGAGGTCGCCAATGTCGATAGTTGTCATCTGTCGAAGCGACGTGCGAATCCTGATCGCCGTATTCGCAACCGATGCGGCACCGTCAATCACAAAGCCACCGACTTTCTGGAAGCTGGATTCCACATAGATCGGAGTAGCTGTGCCGGAAACCAACCATGGCCTGCCAACGCCGAGCAGGTGGTTGCGATCGTTCTTCAGACGGATCGTTCCAGAGATCTTCGACTTCAGGCCTTGCGACGCAAGCATGATGGCAGAGCCGAGGACATCAAGCGCACCTTGGAATGCCGCTGTATCATCCGTCACCGCATCCTGTACGGCGCCGAAAGCCCGTACCGATGGCAGGGCAGCACCGTAAGCACGCTCCCAGTAGAACCCTGCCGTGTTGCTGACGACATATACGCCTTCCTGTGTGTCAGACACCGGAGGTGAGCCTGTACGCAGCTTAAACATTCCCTCACGTCCGCTCTCAGCCAGATAGACAGGCCGGTCGATTGCGGTAGTCAACGCCTTCAATGCAGTGCGCGTCAATGCAACGATCGACACCGGGTTCTTATCGTAGCCGTTGCCAGCAGTGTTGACCGTAAGGCCGTAGCCCTTATCGCCCGCCGAAATAGAGGGGAGATTGATACTAGCGGCACTAGCCGCGGCAGCAGCGGCAGCAGCTTCGGCGGCAGCCACAATTGCGGAACCCACCTGATCACTGATCAGCCGGAACGTTGAGCCCGACACATACCCGAAAATGAGCATCCCTGCGACAATGCCGCCAGCAACGATATCGTTTCCAGAGTTGCTCTTGATTGTAAGGGCTGCTCCGCCATTGAACGAGATGGTGACCGGCGAGCCGGTGTTGACGCGGAAGACGTTCGTGACCACCAGCGCCGAAGAGGACACGGGCAGTGAAGTCGTCGACTGGATTGCGTTAGCCGTGCCAGCGCCTGCGTCCGCTCCAATGATGAAGCTGAACGGCAAGTCGCTACGGCGGGTCCACGAGCCGGTGCCCGATGCGCCGACCTTGCCATAAACGCCGTTGTTGGCCGCCGTGGCGTCCCCCACGACCCACGCCATGGTGTTGGCGGCGCGGGCAAGGTCTGCATTCAAGAGAGCCAGTGACGAGTAGATCAGCCCGCCGTTCGACGTGAAGGCAGAGATGATGGATTCAACCCACGAGCCCCAAGCCCGCATCTCCGACTTCTTTGGCTTGTTCGCGCCCGAGGACGGCACGCCGTCAGTGATGAAGTCGCGAAGGATTTGCGCGAAAGACAAAGGCATGGAATTTCCTTAAATTCGATCAGGTGACGGTCTTTGAACCTGTGGCGACAGCCGTGGCCGGCGTGCCAGATGCATTGATGGCCTCGACGAAGCCGAAGTATGTGCCAGCAGCCAATCCAGTGATCGTCCGGCTATCCGCGCTGCTAGGCGGCCCGTATTCGGTAGCCCGCAGCGTTGCGCCGGTCATGGTGTTGGTGCTGTTGGTATAGATGCGTGCCGCCACGTAGTTGGCGCTGTTAGGTGCCGTCCAGTTGAAGGCTATCTGGCCCACGCCGCCAGTCGCTGAAACGCCGGTTGCCACGCCTGGAGGCGTAGGATCAGCCGTGGCTGTACGGGTGTCATATGCCGTCCAGTCCGAGCTCGCGCCGGATGACCATGCCCGCAAACGAAACTTGTATTGCACACCGTCAGCGAGATAGGCGGACCTGACTTGTGAGACGTTGACGCCAGAGACGGCTTTCTGAGGCCCGGTTGATCCCGAAGTCTTCTCCCACTCCAGTTCGTAAGTCAGGGCGTCAGAGACGTTGGTCCAAGTTGCCAGCGCATAAGCAGCCGTCGACCCTCCAGACACAACTTCATTCTGAATGACAACGCTAAAACCGGTAGGAACCGGCACGCCAGCTGGCGGCAGGATGACGACGGCATTGCCAGGCGTCCCCTCCTCCGTAGCGGCGTTGAAGTCATAGAGCCCAGACGGAACAACAATCCCACTGAAGCTGACCGTCATGTCAGACAAGGAGATCGTGACCTTGGACGTGATCTCAACAATCCCGACCGGTAGCTTCGGCGCATACTGGATGCGCACAAAGCGGCTGTAGGAGATATCATTATCAGGATCATAGTGCGCGGTGATCGTAACTCGGGCGCCGTTCCTGCGGATATAGGCCAGTTTCTGAAGGCGCTGAATGTGGTTGTGCGACTGCACGGCCACGTTTTCCACCGTCATCGTCCGCTCGGTGTCCTCGCCAATGTACGGGTTGCCATAGATGGCGGCGTCATTGGTGTTGTAGAGGTCAGTCGGGTCGGTATACCTGCCGCGGACAGCCAAAACCGTCGTCGACGGATCGACGTTGGCGTTAAGTCCAAACGAGATGATTTCGGCCGCCGTGAGCGTTATGGTCGGCGCAACATACTCGCCGGCGTGGACCCCGATCTTGCCGTCTGGGCGCTCGTAGACGACCATGTCAGCAGCTTGGTCCATGGTGCGACCGACTTCTATCGGATCGCTGTCGGCGCGAAACCAAAAGCCACCAAGATAGCGGAATTCGCTGCCGCCGCTTCTATTTATCACGGTCTGAGCGCAGACGTTGGCCGCGTTAATCCAGTCCGGCATATACATGTCGGATAGCGACATCTTGCCGCCATAAGGGCTAGTCAGGTGCCAGAGGCGAAGTAGCGCAAGATTGGTGGTGAATCCGGACGTTCCGGTGCGCGGATCGTAGATTTCGGCGTGGCCATCGATGACGGCCGAATGCTCCGGCATCTGATTTGGATATGCGTTGAGGTAGTCCTCCGAAGAAACCGTCTCGCAGACCATCCTGATTGACGCCAGCCCATCACCACGGAAGTCGTTGCCCCAGATCGATGGGAAAACACTCACGATATCAGGATACGGAACGCCGATGGCCGCCCCGGTGCGGGTGTGGATTGAAACTCGTGGCTGACCAGCGACTGTGAAGTGGTCTGGCGATATTACGTTTCCGGCTCCGTCCAGCACGCAAGCTTCGTCATGCAGATAGTGCTGCACGTAGCCTTGGATTCGGTGACCGGCGTGAATGGTGATGTGGTAAGCAACACCGCCAAACTCCTCGAGGAAGGCGTAGTCTCCAGCCTTCTTCACCCTTCCAAGAATGATCGGAAGCGAAGGAACCGACTGCTTGAGATTATAAGTGCCATCTTCCGGCTTCGGAACAGATGGCTTCGGTGCCAACGCCTTGGAAAGAAACGTCGCGCCAGCAAAAATACCGCCATAAAGGAGAGCAGCAGTGCCAAGATAAAGTGCGTTTGCCGCGGCGACCGTCGTGCCGAGTGATGACACGATCAGCGGGAGCAGGCCGAGTGTTTGTGGCATTTAAATTTTCCAGATGGCCAGCGGGCGAGCGACAATCGGCCCGACTTCGTCACGAAACCGAATGAGCCATCGTTCGCCGTCGAAGATGGCGCCCCACTGGCGGTTGATGTTGGCTGGTGATCCGATGACACCAACGCTGCCGCAGGACGGCCGCTGGACGCGCTTCCCGTTGATGTTGGCAACGCACTGCGAGACCACTGGAACAACGCCTTGGTGGGCAGCAATGATGGCACGGAAGCCGTCGTCGCTGTCATACATGCCGCGCAGGTGAGCGGCTGGATCACGGTGGCCGATCCAGACGGCCCAATCGGCTAGAAACAGGCAGCAATCGACGGTGCCGGGCTGCCATGGGCGAACGGATTGAGTGGCTAGGAAGGCCGCAAGCTTCTCCGCTACCAATTCGGCCATCTGATCGTGCGATCCTTGAGCCCCGGGATGCGCTCGCAGAAGCGATCGTCTGCCAAGGCAGGATTGAGAACCTTCGCTCTAGCCCGCTGGTCGACATCGGACAGAACCGAGCCGTTGGTTACTGACCGCAAGGTGAAACGGTTGGCAACATCGACTTGAATGGTGGAGTTGATGCCAGTGTCGCTGGCCTGATCAACGAAATTGAGGTTGGAAACGGTGCCGGTGAACTTGGTGATTGGATTGCCGACTGGCTGCTCTCTATCGTCGCATTTCTGCAGGAGGATACGGAACGGCGAGCCGACGATATTACCAGCCTGATAGTCCTCCCAGACCTTGTTGGACGTATCAACGTCGATGCCAGAAAGCACCAGCGAGAGCGTGAACGCTTCGGCGTTAATCGCTGCCTCGATTTGAGCCAGTGCATCTTCCGTCAGAACGCAGGATCGATAGATTTCACCGTCTGCGTCGACGAAAGGGCCGCCTGACCCATCCCAAAAGCGGATTGTGCCAGATGGGAGATCCACCTGACACAGAACTCTTAGACTAGCCATTGGATCTCCTAGACCAGACCCAGCGTCAGCTGGTTCCAATAGTCAGTCGCTTCGATGAAACTGACGTTCGGGCTGGCGTTCTTGCCTATGGCGTCTTGGGTAACATCCATGCCGCGGTCCTCAGCGAGGTGGCAGAGGCACGTCGGCTGGTCGAACTCGAGCGTGGAACCGACCGGTATAACTTCGCGGACGGACGGCGAGATAGACACTGTCCAAACGTCGCCTGTGATATCGGTGACAGGTCCAGTCTCATAGAGCGCGTAATTGAACGAGAACCTGACGCCGACGAGGTCAGAAGCCGCATTGATGATGCGTAGTTTGATCTCAGTCGACCCGATCGGAGCAATCTCCGTGGTTACGACCGAGATGGCTCCCTGCACATAGTCGGTGTCATCGTCAAACAACGAATTATCGCCATGGGTGACTTCGTCCATTTGCTCAAATTTTCCTGAAACATATGGCGCCGACAGACTGGAAGGAACGCGCACAGCAATCAGTCCTGAGCGGCCGCCAAGCTTTGACCTGATAGCCTGCCAGGCTTGCCACTGATCGCGGTAGCGATTCCGCATCGCGATACTTCCGTAGTCGATCTGCCAATAGCCCAAGTCCGTCCGGGTGACGGGCTCGACCCCGCCTAGTGACTTGCCGCCCGACCGGGTGAAGGCGACAACATTCGCCTGCACCTGTCGTGGCGTGAGAAGGCAAAACGGCCAATGTACGATGTCAACCATTTCGGTAGTCGCCCCCTGCCGTATTGTTCTGGTACTTGGCCATCGTTGGAACGACTTGCTGATTGGCAGCAGATACGATCTTCGGGCTGGCCTCGGTCACTGTCTGCTGGCTCACCGACTTGACGAACGGCATTAAGTTGCCGCTTCCGTCGACATCGACGCCAACGGTGACGTGGACTGCAGACTGTCCGCCACCCATCTTCGTGCCGCGAGGGAGGACAACCTCGCCTCGCTGAAGAATGGCCGGAACCTCACCAGGCTGCAGGCCTGCGACGCCACCTTTGTGGTATCGTTTGGCACCGCCGAAAACGGACGGCGAAACCGAGCGACCGTGGCTGTAGCCGTCAGATCCGGCGACGCCGCCGGAGTGCAGAATGCCGGGTATCAGCATGCCGCCGAGAAGGCCGCCTGCTCCACCCCCACCAAGCAAGCCGCCGAGGAGGCCACCGCCACCGCTTCCGCCCGTGCCGAACACGGCGTTCAGGCCGACATCGATGAGCTTGTCGACAACCTTATCCAGCGCGCCGGCCAGTGCTTCGGCAGCTGATTTGCCACTGCGAAGATCGGAGATAAATCCGCCGACCACATCACGACCAAGATCGCGGAACTCTTCAGCGGACTTGCGCAGCTGCTCCTGAGAAACCTTCAATCCCTCACTAGCCGACGATGCCTTGGCATAGTTTGTCGCGAGAGCATCGATACTCGCCGCGAGTTCCGGCGTAACAGCCACACCTGCTTTCTGAGCTTCAGCCAGCAACTGCGCCTGAATCTTAGCTTTTTCGACAGCAAAGCCATAGTCGTTGATAAGCGGGTTTAGCTTTGCCTGTGCAGCGTACTCGGCGTTAAGAACGTCGATGCGCTTCTGGACCTCGGCGACGTCGCCTTGGAACAACTGGTCGGGCGTCTTCTTGTTGCTGGACACAATGCCAGCGTCAGAAAGCGAGATCCCCGTGCCGGACAGGAAGCTTTGGGCCTCTTCCTTGCGTCGTCCCGGATTAGAGGTGAGCGATGCGATCGCCTTTGCCACCTTCTCGGGTCCGCCGCCATCCTGGATCGCCTTGACGATCGAGTCAGGAAGAGAGCCGTAGTTGTAGGCGATCGATGTCAGCGCGGCCTGCTGGCCGTCCGACAGGCTCTTCCACGTCTCAATGCCGATCGCCTTCTGGATTCCGTCTTGAAACTCGACGATACGGCGAGAGAGGTCTCTTTGTGCCTCGTCTAGTGTGACGACGGTATCCTTGGTGACCTTCTCGATAACGCCATTGGCGCGCGTGGCTGTGTCACTGCCAAAGCCAACGCGGAACGCGTTAACGTCCCACTTGGCGTTGGTGATGAAGCCCTCGAACGACCGGATCAGCTTGGCTGCGGCCGACTTGCCGACTTCGTCGAGTTGTGCCTCGTTAAAGTCGAAGTTGCTGGCCTCCATGCCGTTCATGAACTTGCCGCCCCCGGAAAAGAGCGGTGACAGGCGGCCCAACGGTCCAGATTTGTTGATCTGATCCTGCAGTCCGTTCAGGTTCTTGGCGTATTCACCGACCTGCTCGAGCGCCTTGCCCATAGCGGGAATGAGCTCTGTCTTGATTTTGTTGGCAACATCGCTGATAGCGCCGCCGCCGTTTGCGCCAAGGCCAATCGCCGAGGCAGTAAGGGCTGCAAATGCGTCCTTGGCCTGCTGGCCGGTTAGATAGACGTCCTTGAGGCGCTTTTGCGTGCCCTCGATCGCTTCCTGGAGCGGAATGGATTCCTGAGCCGAGAGGCGAACCTGCTTTGCAAGCTCCCTGATATTATCGGGGATCCCGGTCATTCCTTCGATCTTCGCCATCTCGATCGAGAACTGCCGGAAATCGGGAACATCTTGGCTCAGAAGGGAAAGCGCGTGCTGGAAGTCCAGAACAGTCTGGGTTGCCCCGCCAAACTCACTGGCTGGCACACTGAGAATGTCCGACGACAGGTCTTTGCCGGCCGCCTGGATAGCCTTCTGTAGGCTTCCGAACTTGTCTCGAAGCTTCTGGAGCTCAACCTGCTGAACAGAGTCGGAGTATTTTTTTACCCCCTTTTCCGCTATGCCCCAGGCATCGTCAAATGACTTAATTACCTCGGCGTGGGCCTTCAGGAGCTTGTCAGTGTCGGGGACGTCGGACTTCAGGGTCGTCAAATACTGGACCGCAGCGCCCGTGAGCCCGATGAGAGCAAACGACGCCAGAGATACAGGGTTGACCATCTGGGCGAACGCGCCACCGACGGTTTTCAGCGCCCCCAAGAGCCCACCGCTGCCTTGCAGGGCCTGCGATACCTGGCTGCCCTGCTGGACCATGATCGTGAATGGTGACGTGCCGGAGGCAAGTCCCATCGCGATATCGTTCAACTGAAACGAAAGGTTCGAAATCGCAGCGCGCTGTGCGCCCAGAGACTGGACAACCCGCTTGCCGCCGCTATCGAAGCTGCCAGCAACGTTGTCGTTGGCCTTCTTGAACTTGTTCTCGATACCGCTCGCTGTATCGCCAGCGGTTTTGGCGATCGAAGCAAGCTGTTTTTCGAACTTCTTCGTTGTCGCCTCAATGGAGACAAGCAGGCGAGCGGTATCGTCACCAGAGGCAGCCATTTAGAAACCCTCAATCCCAAGATCCGCAGCGATGTCATCAGTCATGGCGGGCGGCGCTTCTTCTTCGCTTGCGTGGGCTTTGCGATAGCCTTCCATGCAGCAGGCGAATTCCCAGAGCGTCATGTCGTCGATATCGCGTGGCGAATAGCCAACGACCGCTCCAGCGCCGTAGTAAGACGACCAGCGGGTCTTGCCGTTTGGAAGCGGGTCTAGTTGCTTTCCGCCGCTATCCCCGCTGCGGGCTCCCCCGGCTGATCGTCCGTTTCCCACATAATGAAGCGTCTGATGATTTCTGCCGCGGTAACGGCAAGTGCATAGGGGCTCGCAACGTCGAGAGCAGCCTCAACCGCCCTCTGCGCGTCGCGCTCCGGCATCCCGCCACCTACAAGACCAAGCCTGATTGGCCCGACCACGTCGTCTATCTTCCATTGAGAAGACAAAAGCCGCATCATGACAACGGCACAACCGGCGTCGCTGCGCTGCTCGATCGCGCGCAACTCGCCAATGCCCAGGCGGAAAGAGTGCTCCCCGCCTGGCCAAACGATCTCCTCTGCGCCGCGCATTAGGCTTTAGCCGTCCTGGTCGGGATGCCGTCGAACTGAACTTCGATTTCAGCCGTGACCTTCGTGCCGCGCTCAGCCTGGTTCGAGATCGAAACGAGGTAGGCATTGCCGGTCTCGTATTCGGTGTCACCGCTAGCAGCGTTGACGTGCTGGACGCGAACACTCTTGGTCGCGCCGGAATACCACCAGTCAAGCATGACCTCATGCGACTGGTTGGCCCAAACGCCAGAGCCGGAAATCGTGACTTCTTGAGACTGGACAGCGCGCTCAACGGCTGCTGGCAGCGATTCATCATCACAGTCGGGAACTTCCGAAGTCGACATGTTGGACTGGCGATTGATGCCACGCGAAGTAAGGCCGCAGAGGCGCGAGTAGACGCCGCTACCGGCAGTCATTTCGATCTCGAGGACCATCTGATGAAAATTAGCGGTAGCCGCTCTGGTCATTGGTTTCTCCAATAAAAAAGCCGCTCGCTGGCGGCCATTGTCAGGGCTACTCGCCCGATTTCGCTTGCCGCTTGAGCGGCTTCACCTTTGTCGCTCGGCCGATCGAAACGGCATAGTCGACAAAGTCATGCGGGAAGCTTTGGGGCTCCGGTTTTGGTTTAGCATTGAAGCTGAGCTTCGATTTTGGCCGACTCCAGTTGACTTCCTGCTGGACAACCATCCATGCCATGGTCTCGCCAATCATTCTTCAGGCTCTTCGATGGTGGCTGTAACCGACGCAACGCCGTGGGTGGTGAGCCCATCGGAATCGGTAAATACACGCCTGAAATCAACGCGGATCTCGGCGAGTGCGTTGTCAGTTAGGACAAGCTCTTGCTCATGAAGTGCGCGATAGATGAGGTCGACAATCGTCTTGGCCTCCACCTGGCCGACGGCCTTGCTCCACACGTCCAATTGAAACGAGTGGATGCCAGACGTCACACAATCAGCGGTGTCGTCGACAACGTCGGATGGCCCGAAGCTAATGTAGGCGTTCTTCGTGCCGTAAGGCGACGTTGGCACCCTGTCATACACGCCGCCCACTACTGCCATGATGGCAGTGTTAGCTCGCAATGTGTCGTATAGGAGCTTCTGAAGTTCGATTGATGGACCCATGCTAATCAGCCTCTGCTTCCGTCACCGGCCCAACGAACTTGATAGCCTTCTTCATCTCGCGCGAAATCCGCGACTTGATGCGCTTTCGAAGCGAACGATACGAAGGGAAGAAAAACGGATGGGCCGGACTTCCGGGATGGGCGTTTGCTGTCCCCGAGAAGCTTTTGTTCCCGCCGCCTTGCGCCACATTGTGCGGCGCAGTACCAAACTCCACAAAGGCCGCGTAAAAAAACGCCTTTTCGTTGCCGGCGTAGACCGTGATTTTCAAACCACGCTCGTCAGGATCACTCTGCGCCAGGACTTTCGAGCCTGCTGGTGCGTTGCCCCATGACCATCCGATAGAATCTCGAAGGTCGCCGTCATCAACAGGACAAAGGCGCTTCATCATTGCGACGAGTTCTTCCGCACCCTTCTCCATGGCGGTTCGCGCCGACGCCTCTACCCTTTTTGGCAAGGCGGCGATGGTTTTCTTTAGATCGCCAACGCCTTTGACCATCAGGCAACCACTCCGCGCTCGCAAAGGAAGTCGATCCACTTTCGATCGGTTGATGCCGTCACGTCCCGAACCGCGTATTGAATTGCCGTCCGCACATCGGTGATTCGCCAGTCGGGGGTCACTTGTCGCGTAGCCGTTGATGCGCGCACGCGAATAACCTGCGGGTGTTTGTTCTCAAGGCGGGCTGCGATGACTGTCTCGCCGCCGCGGAGGTGCGTATATTCTGCCGCGTCCTGAAATTGCTCGGCAAAGCCGGATACGGTGTTGCCGTATCCGTCATCTTGCTGGCTTCGAACGGCAAAAGAGACGCGTTCTTTAAGCGCGCCAGCCCCCATGTTACGGGCTCGCTACGCCGGAGTATTGGGGGTCGACGTTAAGAACGCTCGTAGACGCCGCGAGGCCTATCAGTGTGTAATAGTCGCCACCGGTGATGTCTGCGACGGGGCAGAGCTTACCGGGAGTGTCCGAAAGGTAATAGGCAACGCCGGCAGTCAGCACTGCGCCGAGGGTGACAGGGCCGCTCACGAGGACGACAACCGGTTGGTTTGCAGCCGCGCTATTGAGGGCCACGCCGAGATTGGCCGTCTGGCCTCGTGCTTCTGCTGATGCCGAGTCGCTATCGGCCAGTTGCCATTTGCCCGTGGTCACGGTGTCGAGATAGACAATATCGCCTGCTGCAATGGCAGCACCAGCGGTCCCAGTCTTCTTTGCGGCGCCGTTCCCGGCAACCACGGCGCTGGCCGTAATAGAAATATCCGCCATCGGTTATCCTTCTGCGGCTCTAGCCGCGCCTGTAGTTGGAAAGCAGAGCGTCGAAAGCGCTCCAATCATCTTCTTGCGAGTTCTCGCGCGTCTCGTAGGCGTCAGCGATGTACAGCAAGATTGCATGCTTCACGGCAGCCGGCGCGTCCTCGTAGCCAGCAACCGCTGTCACCGTGATACGAGAGCCAGTCCGGACAACCGGCCACCGCTTGCCGTAAGCGAGGACAATGGATGGCTCCAGGCCATCGAGGCGGAGCTCGTAGACCGCCGCGTCCACAGTCTGCGGAGCGCCTTCAGTGTCGACATAAGCGATGCTCGCCACGCTCATCAGCGGCGCTACCGGCATCCGGGCCAGATCTGCCCAGCAGTCGCACTTCATCTCGACCGTCTGTTCTGCAAGCGTGATATTGCAGTATTTCTCAGCGTGGTCGCGAGCCGATGCGATCATCAATTGGATGTCCGCATCCTCATCGGAAAAACCGACGCGCAACCGCCGCTTTACTTCATCAAGACTGACCGGCTCCGTCGATGCCGGATCCACTATCGTTGTCGGATACCACATCGGCCTTGCCCTTCTTCTTCGCCGGCGCCTTGACTTCGGGCTCGGCATCAACGGCGTAACCAGCAGCCTTCAGGCGCTCGGCTTCGTCCGCTTCGAAATCATGTTCATCGCCAGGGGCGAGGTTGAATAGCGGACCAGACAGGCCCGTAAGCATTTTCAAGCGCATGTCGCCTCCGGAAAAAGAGGCGGGCCAGCCCGAGGGCCAGCCCGCTTATTGATTAGGCCTGAATCAGATGTTTGATTGCTGCCGTGTCTGCGAGCTCTCCATCGAAGCGGATGAGTCCGGCCACGCCAAGGTCGGGCCAAAATCTTTCTCTGAGGACGCCTATGACGGGCGAACCCACTTTTCGGACGAAATATTTATTGAAATCGCCGAAGAGAACCGTCTTCTGACCAGTAGCGATATCGGCCATGCTGTCGTTCACATTGAGCTTATAGCCCAGCAGCGTTGCCGGGCGGCCCTGAGTGACGTCGCCTGCGGACCAGATATAATCGCCATCACTATTTTTGAGCTTTCTCACCGCCTTAACCGTGAGATCGTTCATCATGAACGCCGTCTTCGGAGACTTGCGGTAGGCTCGATTGACCGAATGCTCGAGGTCGATAAGTTCGTCACAGGTTAGCGCAGTTGCAGAAGCTGCCGTCTTGCCAAGCGTCGACGCGGTAACTACGCCGTTCGGTGCAGACGAGCCGGTGCCGAGCGTGAGTTGAGCGTTAGCGATACGGCCCAAGCGTTCGCCGAGCAGATCCGCCAACAGGGCTTCCATCGAGAAGATGCTGTCTGCATCGAGCTCGAAAGACCACTTGATGAACTCGGTGTCGAAGACATAGGCGTCGAGCGACTTCTGTCCGAAAGTGACATCTTCCGAGCCGTCGTCCGTCAACGCAGTGCCTTCCGTATGGGCGCCTGCCGACTTCGCGGTGTCATTGATCGTCGGGACTTTCATCGGGTTGCCAGACGAAGACGTGATCACACGTGCGACATCGCCATCATACATCGGGCCCCAAGCCAGCATGCTGCGCACGATTTCGTTGGCAAGCTCAGTCGGAACCGTGAAACCACCTGCGCTCGCCGTGCCTGCGGTCTGGGTGCGCTGTTCGAACTTGGTCGTGCCTTGCTTCAGTACGGCTCGCTCTTCGGGGCTCAGATCGTCGAGGCCGCCGCAGACAACCTTTGCAAACACGTGGCGGTAGGAGAGCTTGTCGCCCTCGTCCTGGCCACGCTGCTCGCCTTCGCCAGAAATCGGACGACGCTCCTGGCGACGCTGCTCGAAGCGAGCTTCGATGTCTGCAAGCTTCTGCTCGCGCTCGATCAGCTTTTCCGTACGATCAAACTCTGCCATGATGGCATCGTGACGAGCGTCGAGTTCAGCGGCACGGCCCTCGTCGGTGTTCTTCTTGATTTCGTCGAGAGCTTCGCGGGCGTCGTGTACGAGCTTGCCGCGCTTCTCGTTAAGTTCTTTCAGGGACATACTATTCTCCAATAAAAAAGCCCGCCGAAGCGAGCCGTTGGGGTGAGATGGCAGGAAACCCTGCCCTCCGGCAAAAAGCCGGGTGGACTACGAAGCTTCCTGCCGGATGCCCCGAATTCGTTGCTCCAAGGCCGCGCGCCTTTCGGCCACGCGTCTTGCCGCCGCCGCCGCATTGTGTTTCGCGGAGCCGCCTTCTGCCCTCGCCGCATCGAGAGAGCGAAGGCCAATAGTCGTGTCTTCGTATGCAGGCCAAGCGACCGCGGAAACTTCAAAAAGTTCCACCGCCTGGATCGTGCGGATAGGTACGTCACCGGTCTCGTCCCAAGTCTCCTTGGTAACGCGGAATCCGAAACTCATGCCGGAGATGTCGCCCCGCTCGACTAGAACCCAAAGATCATTTCCGTCGGTAGTGTCTGGCACGTCGATCTCGACGCGCAGACCAGTGCCATCCTCGGACAGCCTGAGCGTCCCACTCTTTGTGCGGCCGATCACGCGGCCTGGGTCGTGATCGACCAAAGCCCGAATATCGCCGCCGATTGCAGCGGCGAACGCGCCTGGTGCGATCTTTTCTTGGAAGTAGCTCCCGATCATGGCCAGCCGCTCGAACTTGGCGGCGTAGCCGATCAGGGTACGCTTGCCGTCATCGGCGCGGTGCTCGACCGCGCCAACATAACTGCGCTTTTCAATATTGGTGGTCATGCGGCGTCCGCCTCGTCGTCGGATTTGTTGTCATTGGCAGGCGGATCGGCGGAGGCGCCCGCTTTGTTCTGCTGGCCGTACGTTGCTGTACCCAGCGGTGCCGTTGCCCCTTGCAGGAACAGATCATCGCCGTGCGGCATCGCGGGCCTGTCATCTAAAGCCCTGGCCTCATTGGGCGTCAGAAGCGCATTCTGAACAGCCTTTGCGAGACCTTCCATGCGGGTGGCGAAGTCTCCGCGCATCAGCCCGTCAAGCACATGACGCACGTAACGAGAGCCCCCACTACGTCCGAAGAACTTCAGATTGATTTCGTCCTCTAAGGCTTTGGCCCACTGACCAATCAGATGCTGAACCAGCATCAAATTTTGCTGCTCGGTATTCGCCATGGTGCCGTGCGTCAGATCCTGCAGAAATACCGGCGGAAGCTGATACACACGTGCAATCTCTTCCGCTTGAAATCGGCGTGCCTCGACCATCTGCCCCCTGGCAGGATCGATACCGACCGGCGAGAGCTTGTAGCCCGCCGGGATCGGAAAGATTGGCTCGTCGGCATTCTTGGCTGCATCCACCGACCGCTTGATGTCGGCCTGGGCTCGCTTCATCGCCTCGGCGCCAGCCGGCAGCGGCCCCTCCAACGCGAGTGGCGGAACGCCACCACCTGCAAAAAAGTTGCTGCCGTAGTCATTCATGGCTATCGCAAGCTGAATCGCCTTTGATGCCTGGTTGATCGGGCCGTAGTGCTTCAGTCCGCAACTGCGCCGCATGAACGGTACGTCGATTACGTCGCCCGCGTCATACGTCTTGCCCTCAAACTCGTATACGATTTTCAGGCCGACACGCTTGATGGTGGTCTTCGCGGGATCCATTGGCCAAAGCGAGTCGATGCCCTGCGGCGTGCGCTCGATATAGGCAAGGCCGCGGCCGCCGGTGAATACCTGCTGCCAGAACCACTGCCAAAAACCGAAGGAGCCAATCGAGTCGTTCGGCGCTGCGTTCACGACCGTTTCAAGCCTACCGCCCAGGCGCCTCGCACCATCTTTGGTATCGCGATATGCATGGCGAGGCAGCGCAGCTAGCGTCCGCGATAGAAACGCGACAGCCGCCCAGACGGCTGGCACGCGGAGAGCGTTGTCGATCGTGACGTGTGGGAGGTTGGCGCTCTGGACGCCGAAGAATGCCAGAAAGTTCTCCGCGCTCACCGGCACCGTTGGATTTTCAATGCTCGCGCGTGTTTCTGGCGCGTTGTCCGCGTTTCGGCGGGAAAATCTGTCAAAAATACCCATTATCCCGCCATTAGTTGGAAGTTTGGATCGTCCCAGGGAGACGTTGCGGCGACCGTCGGCACGTATTCCTCCGCCACCGATAGCGCCATGACGAGCGAGACCATGCCATCGATACGGCCTCGGCTACCCGCCTTCGTCAGCTTTCGGTTCCCCGCATCGTCTTTTTTGACGACCGCGTTACCAGCGCACATGGTAAGGACCGGATGGTCGCCGTGCCTGATCTTGTTGTTGAGGAGAAGCGATTCCGCAGTGCGTAGCGCTGGGGACATCGAAACGAAGCCTTGGCCGAACTCGACGAATTTCGCTTCGATTTCTCCCTCGGAGAAGCCGGCTTTGAGAAGCCATGGCCTCAAGTGCCGGAAATTGTACCGGTCGAAGGCCATCTTCTGGACATCAACCTCGTCACAAACGTCTCGGATGTGCCTGGCGATAAGTTCGTACTCGATGCTCTTCGCGCCCTCTATGGCTTCGATGAAGCCATCCGCCGCCCAAACATCATAACCAACCCGGTCCATGCGAGATTTAGCAACCAAGCCTTCGCCGGGCAGCCAGAAGTGAGGACGAACGTCCCAGAGCGTCGTGCCATCGACGTCTGCCGGCGCCACAAGCACCAGACTCGTTAAGTCATTGCACTCGCTGAGGTCCAGCCCGCCGAATACCGGACGGTGGGCGAGATCCCTGTTCGGCTCCGTTGCATTTTCCATCCAGATTTTGCGGGAGACGAACGGATTGCTGGTCTCGACCCTGCGGTTCAGTACTAGGTTCTCGAACTCCGCGGCACGCGCCGGCATGTTCCGCGCATCTTCCATCATGCCCAAGACTTCCTCTTGGTTCATGAACAGGTCGAATGCCGGATTTGCAGCTCGCACAGCCTCAACCGTGAACGGATCGAGCTCCGCTGGCGCAGTTTGGAAACGCAGAACGGTGCGAGGATCGCGTCCCTTCTGAGCGTCGTCGATCAACACGGAAAGCAGGTCCGCCTCGGTCGGCGCCTGCGTACTAATGATAATTGAAAGCGGCTCGCCCTGAGCGGCCGTTGCCGTCTCGAGCGCGTCATACAGCGGCGAACGCGGCCCCTTAACCTGGCCGAGCTCATCATGGATCGTCAGAACTGGCGAAAGACCATAGGCTGTGGCTGCATCGGCCGACAGAGCTCGATACACAGTGCCAAGGTCTCGGCACACAATGCGCTTGCCACTATCCTTGGGCTCAGCAAAGGCCGATAGGATCGGCGACATACGGATCATCTTTGCAGCCAACTCAAAAAGAATAGCTGCCTGGTCACGAGACTGAGCTGCGCTAAACAGCTGGCTGTTTGGCTTTGCTTCGGGCCCACAGAGGTGGAGCAGAAGGACCATGGCGCTCTCAGTAGTCTTGGCGTTCTTACGGCCTCGAGAGATGATTGCTCGGCGCGTGCCATGAGGATTGTCGTAGATGGCGCGAAGGTCATCTTTCATGAACTCTGCCAGCTTAATCGGCTGGCCAACAAACCGCCCCTCAGGAATGCGAATGTGCTTTTCGAGCCACCGGATATTGCGCTCAGCGCGGCTAATCGTCTTCGCCATAATCCTCCCACGGAGCGGTTATCTGTCCCGGCTTCCGTGCCGATTCAGCGCGGACCGTGGCCTGCTGCGTGATCCTCATTCGGGTTGCGAGCGAAGATATCGCCCTACCCTCGCGCTCCTGCATCTTGAGAAGCTTGTCGTAACCATCGACGTCGAAAGCTTCGGCTTTCTCAGCCTTCTGGATCAATTGCGCGACGCGCCGCGCCACGATCACGTGGCGACAATATTGGGTAAGCATGGCATGGGTTTCACGGGGAAACCAATCAGCCGGCATGCGGTCAACGACGGCCCGCCACTCCGCGCCCTGCTCTGCAGTGAGCTCACGCGGCGGCTGTGGACGGTTGATAACCTCTACATTGGAGGCAATCACAATCTCCGTGCTAGCCGCCGACTTGCGTCCGCGAGCCGCCATCGAAACTCTCCGATCGAAAACTTTTTTCTACAGGTTTAGACTAAATTGCCCCCGACGCCGATACCCGCGCTGACGGCGGGACCTTCGGCCCCTCCCCCTCCGGCTCAATGACCGTTTCGCCACTCTGGCCAACCGTCGCCATCGAGGCGCGTGTCCACCGCTCCGCGATCAAGGCGTTGCTTCGTTCCATCATGATGCGGACGACATAGGGATTGGAGATTGTATGGGTCGTGGAAAAGAGCCAGGTCGCCTTTGTGATTGTGGATGTGGTCCACGACTTCGGCCGCCGTCACTTCCTCAGCCTCGATGCAGAAGCGGCAAAGTGGCTCGATGCTGAGCTGATAGTGCCGCAACTTCCGCCAGGCAGATGTCTTATACAGTCGTTGCCACTTGCGGGCTTCTTCGCTGCGATAGTCGTTCAAAAGGAACTCCGAGACTCCGTCGCGCGTTCAGTCTCGGCAAACGGAGGAGCAATCAATGGCAGACGACAAAAGCAAGCGCGGTAGCGCAGATCGAGACCGCGTGTCATCGAGTGAAGGTTATGAAGTCGCCTACTTCGCAAAGAAGCACGGCATCTCGACCGAAGACGCAAAGCGGATTATCAAAACCCACGGCCCAGATCGAGACGCTTGCGACAAGGCAGCCAACCGGATGAAATAGCGGCAGCGGCGGGGAGCCGGTGTTGCCAGCTCAACCCGCCACGCGCACCACCGTCGCCGGAGAGGCCAGCGCCGTGTGATCTGAAATGTTGGTGAAGTGGTCGGTCACCCGGTGCATGGGGCGAGCCGACCTTGCGCTCCGTTTGGGGAACGGGTTCAGCGCATGTCACCATGTGGGGATGCGCTGCTCTAATTGCAATATGAAACCGAAAGCAGCGAGGAGCATCTAAGCTCTACTCGCCGCATGGAATGCTCGTCGCTGGAGGAGGCAGCGCCAAGCAATTGGAAAGGATGTTGGTGTAGGTTTCCTTCCTGTACACCTTCGGGAGCTGGGAATGGCATTAAGTCAGTTCGAAATTATCAAGTCGTTGGGTGAGGCGCTTTCCTGGTTCGAGCGAGAACTGGCATGGGGAGTGCCCGCGGTCGAGATCAGCCACCTCACCGGCCGCATAGGTGAGCTATACGCAGCCATGATCACCTATGGACAGATGGCCACCGAACCCAACCAACGAGGTTACGATGTCGTAAGCGCGGCCGGTGAGCGCATCTCCGTCAAAACGGTTACCTCAGAAATTCCTGTAGCATTCAACGAAAACACCTTCGATCTGGTGGATCGTGTCATGGTTCTAAAGCTGAACGCCAAAGAGTTAGCAATCGAGATTTTGATGGATGCTCCGGCTACGCAGGCAAAGGAGGCAATGCGGACCTGGGGCGGAAGGCTGGTTCTGCCGATCAAATCTCCCGCCCAAGCTGACACGCTACCGCGAACCGACCTGCTGATTACTAAGCAAGCGATGGCCGGTGATATCGAGATCCGACAGTATGAGAACGGCACCGTAGAGGTCGTTCAGAACGCACGATTGATAACTCCCGCACTACCAATTCTCCGAACAATCGCGGCCGGGATGGGCATTGATCATTTCAACAGCACGGGAACGCCGAAGAACACGCGCCACCTAGGTGACCAGATCATCCGTGAGCTCCTTGCAAGAAAGCAAGAGGCATCGGCTACAGATGAATAGGATCGAGGCAGTCCCTATCGAACTCGCGAGCTTATAGCGTCCGCGTTTGATGGCGCCTCAAACAGAAACGGCCGCACGAGGCGGCCGCTGGGTTTTAGAACCCTTCAATAAAATACGGGGTGGCGCGCGGCTTCATTGGACATCAAGCCGCGATTTTTTCTTCTCCTGCGAAAGGTTTATCGCCTTCGACCTCACGCAGCAGGAGGATCAGCGCATCGATCGCTTCGTCGATGAGTGTTCCGCCGCGCTTTTCGGCGTAGGCTGGTGACAATCCCGTAGCAGTGCCGATCTCGACTGCCGATGATGCGTGCGTGATCGCCATATCGAGTATGCGAGCATGATCGCCCAATCTACTGCGCAGATAGCGCTCAAGGCTAAGCCCTTCCGCGCGGCTGATTAGTTCGGGCTCCCGCGCTGCCGGCGTGGACGCTGTTGGGGTTGGCGCTTTGATTCCACCGAAGAAGAATGCCCCTTTAGCGATGGCTGTGGGGGAACGTGTAGATGGAAACGGCAGATCCTTGAAACTCACTGATCCATCGACTCCCAACTGCTTCAGTATCGCCCGTGCCTTCGCCGCCTGGCTAGACGGCTGGTAGCAATCGCCCAGTGCGGAGGCTCCTGACATTGGGCGGTGGTACGGTTCGGCCGTGAACGGAGAGATAGCGCCAGTCAATGCGAGGTAGCTGCGGATGCCGCTCGCGGATCGCTCAGCCTTTGCGGAACCCTTGACTCCGCGAGATCGCTCGACTGGACCCAGCGGACGTCCCTTCTTGGTGACAGCCCATTGGACGAGCTCGCCCTTGCGGAAAAGGAGGTTGCCGATCTGCGCTTCCAAGGCACCATTTCGGTTGGTGCGGTACTGCGTGGATGGCTCTGGCGTGTCGCTATAGGCGTTCACCATTTTCCGCGTCCAATGCCACCGCTCGCGGCCAATCACTGCCCGCCCTACTCCGGCCATCAGTTCTGCCTCCGACGGGCGGATTTCGATTGTGGCCTCTTCGTTCTTGTCATCGTCCTCGTCGAGGATCACCATTTCCTTGGGGAACAACAAGTAACGCCAGCGTTGGAGTCCGCGAATGCGATCTGCGTCGCGACGGTAGGCCAGACGCTCAAGTGCCGGCCACGCCAGAACCTCCGTAACAGGCTTATTGTCATTGGCCGGTGCGCGGACCTTAGTGACTGTCGCCGTTGCAGCCTTTTTGGCCGGCGACGCGGTTTGCTCAGCCAGCAGGCTGGCCAGTTGCGAAAAGTCACGTGCTTTGGTCATTAGCGGCTCCACTTCGGTTTCGGGTCTGGCAGATTCCAAATGGCCTCCGACAGGTGATTTGGCACGTCGTCAGGCTCTGCGAGGTTTACGGCAAGGCCCTTGGCGAGCCTGAAAGCGCCGAGCCTTCCCTCCTCCGCCTCCCTCCGGGTGACGCAAAGCGACAAATCGTATTCGGCCTGCCGCTTGATCTTGGCCTTCTCGGCCTCCAGTTCCGCGATGCGGTTTTGAAGGATACCGATCGTCCGGTGAGCATCGGTGAGGTGCCTGCGATAATGGTCGCCTCTGGCTCGCGGATCCCTTGGGGCTGTGCCGTCAGCAACAGCAGTGAGTATCGCCTCTTTCGCAATTGCGGTTTCGCGCCGAGCGGATTGCTCGGCAGTTCGAATGCGTCGGCTCATGAGTTCACAACTTCTTCGAGAAGCGGTGAAAGGTGGTAGGCAACCGATGCCCGATACTTGGTCGGCCACGCTGATGGCATTTCGGCCATCGCAACGGCGGCGCCGTGTCCCTGCCCCGCCAGTGGGTTGTGCCTCAGGAAGGCCGCGCGGATGCTATCGCCGTGGTACTGTTGAACGTAGGTATCGGCGACGGGCTGTGCGGCGGCTACCGCTTCATAGAACCGCTGTAGCGAATTGCGAATTCGAGCAACGTCGGATCCCGTGGCTGCGATGTCATGCTTGGCTGCGAATGCTTCTGCTGCTGAGCTCATTTTCAATACCCTCCAAGTTCGGTGCGTTCGACCCAATGCCACTCCCAAGTTCGGTGCGTTTCGCACCAGACCAGCGCTAATTGCTCGTCGCCCGATATCTCGTCCAAGCTATCGACCTGCGAGGGGTCGAGGTCATGGACGACCGTCTTCCCATTTTTCGCTTCCTGTATTTTCACCAGTGTCTTCCCTCCTTCGCGCGCGTGAGTGCGTTGCGTTTTTGTGCCGTTAAAACCTCTCCGGGGACGTACCCCCAGTACTGTTGTACCCATCCTTATATATGTTATTGTTTTTATTGTATTTTTTAAACGCAAGAGTGGGGTAAAGGGTGGGTGCAAGACTGGGGTGAAGGGTGGGTGAAGACTGGGGTGAAATCACCACTGAATTTCCTGAGCGACTAAGATTGCACCCAGTCTTCCCCCATGCTCATACCCGTCCTTGAACCCGGTCTTTCACCCACCCTCGACTGGGATGATCAATGCGCCTTTGGGGATAAATTCAGCTGCCCAAAACCGCACCTTCGTCTGCCCACTATCGGTCGTCAGCTTGGCGAGATGGACCTCCCTCGCCTGGCGAAGCATCGAGACGATGTCATCCAGTCGCCTCCGATCGATCGCGCCGCGGAGATTTTTGACGATATCCCGCATGGTGATCCCCGAAGAACCGCGCCTTACCGCTTGCTGGCGCACCCGGAGGTATTCGGCAGCCTTTTCGTTGTCTGCGATATGGTGATCCGCGCCGCGGAGAATTGTCTGTAGGGAGTTCTCCGCAACCGCGTTCGCCCACTCCTGAATTTCCGCTGTAATCACAGGCTCTTTCGGATCGCAGCCGACAGCGACGATCAAAGCTAGGCGAGCAGCATTTTCCCCCACCCGATTCAAGATCGGGCGGTACTGTGGGTCAATCGATGTCTTCATTGACCGAATCCGATCGTCGAACTCTTCGAAGATGTCGTCCACCCCGTAGCCCCATTCGGCAGTCATGATGGGGCTCGGCTTTTCGTCGGACTTAGCGTTCAGCGCAAAGAATGGCCCAGTGAACCGCCCTGCTGAAAGGCCGAGGAGATCGGCAACTCTGTTCGAAAGCGCCTGCGGAATATCTTCTATGCTGTTCGCCGGTCGCCGAACCTTGACCGGCTCGGCCGAGCCAACGTCAATTAGAACCAGTCGGCCGAGTAAACCCTCGCTTATGTTTCCGCTTGATAGGGCGCTCCAGAAGGTCGACGGCGTCGAAATGCCATGCAGCGTGAAACATGGGGCAACGATGCGCGCAACGTTTCCAGCAGCCTTCTCTTGGCCGCCCCAGAAGCCTTGAGGCGCACCTGTGAGCTCCATCAACGCACTTGCAATTTCAGCTCGATGGGTGGCGACGTTCCTCCCTGTGTGATCTGCCAACCACCGGCCAAACTCGTCCTGGATACATACCGAGCTTGGGGATTTCCGAAGCTTATTGGTCAGGCCAGGGAGGCTTCGGATCTGATCCATGAACAGCCATTCGGACACCTTGGACCCCCAACTCGTGCTGTCGGCCAAAGCAGCGGACGCGCGAATGGTCGCGTCTTTGCCAAACCCTGACTCTGCTAGTCCGACGAGGTAGATGTTCGACCTGAGACCGGTCGGTCCTTTGAACCGTCGGCCAATCAGACCAGCAGTGAACGCAAGACTTGCCACCAGAGCTAGGTGGGGCGACGGAAAACGAGCGCAGCCAACGATGAACTTCGCGAACTCGCCGACGGCCCCTGGTGGATAGCAAAGATGCTCAGGGAGACCGGCGACCGAAGGCATGGCTACCTTCTGCTCAGCGTCATTCTCTTCATCGGGCTCGTCATCGTTCGCCGCGGCGATGGGCTGCTTTTTCAAAGACCCAAGCGTCATCCTCACGCCGAGGTCTTGTTGCCATCCGAAGTCAACAGGGTCCCGCGCCAGCCGTTCACACAGCCAGAAGGCTGCATGTTTCGCGGTGGGCGCACCACCAAAATCCATCACGAGTTCGATCGCCGTGCACGTTTTTTCGGTGCCGAAGTCCTGAATGCCATCTGGATGGATCGAGATGTCCTCCTCAAGAGAGCGTCCCAAATCCTCCGACGTGACGCGCCATGCACCGGTCCCAGCCTCCTGCCGGGCATACGGAAATAGGTTGCTTACCCATCGATCAGGATCAGCAAGAGCCGCAGAATTGACCTGTCTCCAGAAACTGCCGCCAATCGCCTGTGCGACATGCGGCTCTGCTTTCTTGCTCACGGCGACGCCGACGGAGGCCAAGTAGAGATCAGCGTCAGCGACGAAACCGTCGATGGTTTCAGCGTCAATCTCGGGCAGGGTGTAGAATGGAACGTCTAGGGGTGATGCGCTCACCCACTGGTACGGGTTTCCGGTGTCAGGATGAACGCCGAACGCTACAAACTGCTGGCCGTCGCCCAGGATTTCCACCTGGCAGTCGTGACCATTTACAATGTACTTGCCGGTGATCTTTTTCCGCCTGGCGGCTGTCGTGCGGAATATAAACGTGATTTTGGGAGCGCGGCCTACGCGCTGCAGCGCCTCAGATGCACCAGGGAGGGCGAGAGCCATTGTGCGCAAGTGCTCCGCTGCATCCGCGTCTGGTGCGTCGATATCAATGGCGACAACATCGCCGCACAAGATGCCGGTGTTACGGTGGTCTGGGAAGGCACGGATTTGCCCGTCAATCTGCTCCGGCTTCGGGTGGAATTTCGACCAACCCCTTATCTTTGGCCGCTTGCCGTCGACCGGCACGGGAATGTAGCCATTTGCCAGGAGCGTGCGGCGAAGGTCGCCGAGGTCTAGATCAGGCGATGTCTTTGGTGCTGGTAGCTTCATGTGACTTTCGGTCTCCTGCCAAGGCTTCCATTGCTGCGCGGGTGATCTGCAGAGCAGCTTCACGCGAGAAAGTGACGCAACGCTTTCCACCGGCTGCATTCGGTCCATATGCAAGTCTGGAGCCGCGTGGCCCGGCGACCAGCCGCATTCCAAGGACGCGGACGTGATCGGACAAGGCGACGTCGAAAGTCGCTACCGTCGAATATCCGTCGTCACCATTCGGTGACGCACGATCAATCCGGAGAATTCGCAAAGTTCCTCCTCTCGCCGGCCGCAGCCGGTCGGTTCGGTGTTGATGATGTGGGCAGGACTATTCTCAGCATCCGACGGCGATTGTCCGGAGCTGCCGGCGGAAATATTTCTTAGGCAGCCGCCATGGCGCGGGCGTTGTCGTTCGCGATCGGCAGGCTTTCGATCCACAATGCGATCGAGCTGGCTTTCCAGCGGACGCAAGCGTCGGAAAGCACCAACGGCCTCGGGAAGGTCCCCGCTGCCATTCGGCGATAGATGGTGCTCGTCCCGAGAGACGTCACCGCCCTTACTTCTCGAAGCTTCAGAAGTCGCTCCGGCAGGTTATCGTTTGAAATTTCCATCAGGCCCTCCTTTGTGTCCATATCGACAAATTTTGTCATCACGGTTACAATTAGTGTAAAGTTACAAATTTGTCAAGATGGTCACTATTGCCATGGAGGTTCACCGGTGTCTCGCCTTTCCCAAATGCTGTCTGCCGAACTCAAAAGACGTGGCAAATCCGAGCGCGAGCTTGCCCGCGAATTCGGCTGGAGCCAGCAGGCCTTCAATACGTGGAAGACGGGCGGCGTACCGCGCCAGCAGTTCTTTGTTCGCCTCGGTGACTTCCTAAATATTTCGCAGACCGATCTTCAGATGCTCATTGATGAGGCGAAGGAAGGCGCGGGCAGCACTAAACTACCAAACATGGGCGCACCCATGATGGGTCGGGGATCTCCACAGCATGTTACAATCGACCAGTTCCCATTCGGCTATGCCAAGCCTCAAATCGAGGGCACGTACGCTGTCCGTGTAGATGGGAGGATCTATTGGGTGAATCCAAACCTCACCCCGATCGACGGCAACCTGGTACTAGTCCGCAGCGGCAGCAATGGTAAGCTCGACACATGGCCGTGCGACGGCGAATCTGTTCACGTCGTCGTCCTCGCCGAGATGATTTGA